ACGAGCATGAGAGTGTTGATGTTACGATGGTAAGGTTGTTCATTTTTTGTGTTTTGTGTTTTGTTGTGGTTATTTTTTGTTTATGTAGTGCCTTAAATGGCAACAATGGTGAATGGACAAATGGTGACGATATGCAGATGCCTAGAAAGGATAATATACTCCAACACGGGTCGAACGGTAGGGTTCCCCCGCCAATTGGTGGTTACAAACCCACCGTTGACCCGTATACTGCACTTTTTCCATATAGTGCTGGCAAGATGGATGCCGTTGAGTTGGGTATACAATTTAAGAACGTCACCTGTATAATGTCCAACTTGCGACGCAGGCGCGCGAATAAGGGACAACGTGAAGACGACGTATCAGTCGGTGACAATCTCCACTTGTACTCGATGCGCTTAATTGAGATTCAAACAGCTATCGATCTCCTTAAACCCTGTGACCGTAATGTCTATGATCAAATGTTCCCTAAGAAGGAAAAAGAAGGAATCAGCATTGACCCTAAGAAGTTGCGAGCCGCGTTGACTGGAGCCCGATCCCATGCAAAGAAAAAGATTGATAGCCCTAGTTCACTCTCTTCTACTGCTGAGATCTCTAATAGTAACTCGTCTTCCTCCTCTGCTTCTTCCTCTTCCTCCAGCTCATCATCATCGTCTTCTTCCAGTTCATCTGTTCAAACAGACAATGACGAAGTCATTCAGCCTGTTCCTAAACAGCATCAACCAAATGGTGATCCTCCGGATGACCCTGTTCCTCAAGCACCTGTCCAGCTCAATATAGAAGATGAGAACCATCTTGCTTACAGAGTGGTTGGTGTGTGTGTTGACTCAACTAATTTTGATCGAGACAACTTTGTCAGAGAATGGAAGCCGGTTTTACGTTCGACGTGCCAATTTTCCTCTGCTGCTCTCGTTGGAGCTTCCGTCGCTACATTAATAGCTCACACTCTCTTTTGGCCAGTTTTAGTTCCGGTTGAGATTGCTGGTGCTTGTTATTTTGCTTATAAATCCCAGGACTTTCTCCCTTCTGCCGTGCATGTGAATATTGACGAAATACCTGAGCTTCGGGTGTCACTTGATCAAATTAATGACACCGGAAAATGTGTTCCGTTCCTCATTGACGGAAACAGGTTCGATCACATCCATGCAAATTGTTCTGGTGGCGCAAAAAGATTGTTTGATTTGTACCAGTTGGGGTACCATTCAGCTCAAGTGGTTCGTGTTCACGAACCATCTGTTCGACATCTATTGAACTCGCATTATAATGTTAATGATCATTCGTATCAAGCATTTATGCATACACTTGTCGAATCTAGTGAAAGAGTTATTGGTGTCAACCCAAAAGCTATGGATCTTGATTTGCGTCACAACACCGTTACCTACGCCATGCAGTGTGTGCAAATTTATGCTCTCGACGGTAAACATAAGAACACTGGAAAAGTGGACATCATTGCACGCCCTGTTCGTAGGTTGATATAGGATTTTGGCCCTCACTCCGGTTTGAAAGCAATTGGTGTATATAGGTTATTAGCTGATAGTTGTACATACCTCAAGCCTGGTGTCGCATTTGTATTTAATGAGAATTTTCTTCTCCCACGTGAGTTACAAAATGATAGGTTTTACAGTACTGGCGATTTATGTTTTTTGCACAGCGGAGTTCGAGGCTGCCAATACAAGACTTACTTTGGACCTAGCTTTTTACATAGTGGAACAATATATAGTAATAGTACGCTGTCACTCAATCGTGCACACACACGTGTCACTTCTAAACGAGAATTATCTGTGCCCGGGTTACACGATGAATTGTGTCGAAACCAGGAGCAGTTTTTGCTCCTTGGTACGCGAGTTCTTCGCCGTGGTGTTGGCGCTTGGGTCAGCACCATTGAAACAAGGGTTAAGCTTACTCTCAGTCAATTGTCTACACATATTGATGAGGTTATTAAGAATGCATGTGCTCCGCATCAGAAAAGGAAAATGCGCATGCATGCTCTCAATGAATTACTTTTTAGCGGTGATATTTCACATAGCAAATATATGGAAGACGTTGCCGGTAAGGTAAAGACGATTGAATTTGCAAGATGCGGGAAATATCCTCGGTTGGTTAATGACATGACCACCCCCGGCTCTTTACTTGGTGGGTACCTTGCTTCTCATTGTAAAGACGCGATGATTCAACCCGTGCTCTTCCGTTCTCGAGGGAAAAGCATTCAATCTCGTTTCGTTGCTTCTCCACAGATTGACGTCATCACTGAGTGTTTCCGTCTTCTCATCACACCTGTTAATACTGTTGAATTTGTATATTTTAGTGACGATGCGTGCGTTTCTATTAAATGTGATGATGGTGTTTTTATGGCTAATGTGGACATCAGTTCCTGTGATGCCAGTAATGGGCCTACAATATTTAATATTCTTGAGGGATTGTTCTCTTCCACCCCCCGATTTCAACAGATCATAAAACGTTGCACTTCACAATGTCGGTCTGTTTTGAGACTTAACAATCCTGCCAACTTGAAGGAGAAACGGCGTCTTAAACCGATTCATCCTATTGAGTACTCTGGATCGGTTTTGACCACCATGCTCAACAATATTGCTAGCACCGTTATAGCCCACTCCATATTCTCGCGCGTCTCTAGAAGACAGCGATTACTGTGTGCCGACATGCCAACCTTGATTTCTCAAGCTGCCCACGATGTCGGTTACATTGTTAGTTGTGACGTATGTCCAACTTACCATCATTTGCAATTCTTGAAACACTCGCCTGTGATGAGTGACACTGGCCTCACTTCTGTATTGAACGCTGGTGTCATTCTTAGAATGTTAGGACAATGTGA